CTGTCAGCTGCATCTGGCCACCCTTGGCCTCTTCGCGATCCATCACCTCCATTGCATCACGCACCTCGGTGACAAAACCAGCACCGAACTTGATGGGACCACGAACAACCGCAGCCACGAAATGTGAGATTTTCATTGGTGTTTCTCCGTGCACAGAATGTGCACCAAAAGTGCAAACCCCCACGCCGTAAGGCGTGAGGGCTCACAACAACCACTACTTAGACATCATCGCCCACAGTTCTTCAGGCGTCTCGACCGCGAAGTCGAACTCGTTCGAGCCAACGCGTGTGGGGTGCATCTGACGATAGATGATGCATGCGTTGCTGTCAGTGTGCTCCTTCGACTGCGTCGGCGTGTACACCTTGAGGATGTCCACCGTGTTCACCAGCTTCACAGCTTTGGAAGACGCGAGCGTGATTTTGATCATGGTCATGTTGGTATCTCCATGCACAGAATGTGCACGACAAGTGCAAACCCCCCACCCGTAAGGGTGAGGGGCTGCGTAGTACTACGGTTCACGCGGCAGGTGAACACACACGAACTCTTCGTATGTGAGGTCCACCGGCACCATCACGTCGACCTGCATGAACAGCAGTTCGCTCATGTCCTGCAGAAGCCTGACACGTTGGATGTCACGCAGAGCGAGGAGCCCGATCACGTTGAACCGGACGCGGTTGTCGTCGAAACGAACGATGGTGTTGTTGTCGTCGACGCGACGGGCAACAACGCAGTCACCATAAGCAAAGTTCGTCATAGTTCTTTCTCCGGGTACAGAATGTACCACAACAAGTGCAAACCCCCCACGCGTGAGCGTGAGGGGCTGCGTAGCTCTACATCAGATCCAGATGGGCAGTCCTGATGTTGCGCGTTGCCTCGTACAACGAGCGCAGATTGTGCTGCCACTTGTGATAGTAGTCAGCGAGGGGAACGAGCATCGCGAGCGCGACGACGAGGAAGATGAATGTTACATACCACCAGTCGGTGAACACGGTGGTGACGATCGCTGCACCCAGCAGAGTGGCGAAGGTGCAGAATATGGCGCGCACGTCCTTCGCTTGGTTGTCAAGCTGGGACTGGTACGTCGCGACTTCAACGTTAATCATAGGATTCTCCAACGTGTGAGGTATAGTCTGACAGTGAGTGCGATGAACAGCCAATCGTCGTTCATGGGCGCTTGCTCACTGCCAGCATCAGGATGAGCGCAGTGGCCAGTGCACACACGGATGCAAAGGCCGCAATTTCAAAGGTCATCATAGTTCTCTCCGATTAGCACAGAATGTGCCAACCAAAAGTGCAAACCCCCAGCCCGTGAGGGCTAGGGGCTGCGAGGCGCTAGACGCTAAGGGAGTGGAACATCCATTTGCCATCCTTCAGCTCCAACGAGGGGAACTCGTAGTTGCTGCAGGCGATGTGGTTAGCGAGGAAGCGCCGCTCCTCATCGGTGAGAGTGGACAGGTCTGTAGGCGAGTACTCGACCTCAGCGTTGATAGTGGCCCACTCCGGGTCTGTGCTGGGCCAACCGCCGCCCTCTTTGTAGACAGGTGCGCCAAACTCAATGAGTTGAGCCAGCGCGACCAGTTCCACGCGACGAGTGATTGCGAGAGTGTACATGTGATAGCTCCGTGGTCAGAATGACCGCAACAAGTGCAAACCCCCAGCCCGTGAGGGCTAGGGGCTGCGTCAGTTACAGACATAGACACTCGAGCACGGTGGCGAGTGTGGCCTCGGCTTGGTATCCATATCCAAAGTTGCGAGTTATGTGGTCCCGCACCTCTTCGTATGTGGCGTCGCCAGATATAGTGAAGAAGTCGTCAGACATGTGCTCGTATGGTGAGTCAGCCACGCTGCCGTCAGCCCAGACATAGATCATGGTGTTCTCCTTTGATGATCGTAACAAGTGCGAACCCACCGAGCGTCAGCGAGGGTGGCCGATGACACACACCGACCTATCGATAGGGGACCCTAGCCCCGGGCTAGGTTCATTTTTCGAGTTCAGGTGCCCTCTTGTTGGCTCCCGCTCCGAGGATTGGTCGCTCAGCAGAGGGCAGGGAGATCATGTCTCTCGAAAATAAACATGTTTACCCCACTTTTTTATTGAAAAAATTTCTGCGCGGATTATAGGTGTAGGGAGATAGCCCGCTAGGATACCTCCCTATGAGTAAGTACTCCCCCGAACGCGTCACTGAAAAAGAACGCGAACGCTGGCGGAGAAAATCTAAAACTTATCACTCGACCCACAGACAACTAGAGGTCGACAAAATGCGCGCCAATTATTACACACGGAAACTAGATCTTGAACGTACGCTGCTGAACCGCCTGTCCGTGGCGCGGCACAGAGCCAAAAAAGAACATCTGGCCTTCGACCTCGACAAAGAATGGCTGGCCGCGCAACCGAGACATTGCGCCGTGACAGGGCGGGCGTTTGAACTTTGTGCTAAAGGACGCGGTCCGTTCGTCCCAAGCTTCGATAAAATCGACCCAGCGGGCGGATATACCAAACACAACACTAGAATTGTCTGCTGGTGGTATAATGCTGCTAAGTCAGATGACCAAGAGATACAAATAATTCACGCAATTCTGGCGGCCGCTGATCACATCCGATCTGGTAAAGGAATTCCACCCGTGGTAAAGTAATCCATGGCGCGTAACCGCTCGATCCCTGACGCCGAACGGTCAAAACAGCTCAAATATTACTATCGAAAGCGCGACAAAACCAAAGAAGCCGCCGCTGTACAGCTAAAAAAGTCCGATATTTACGTATGGTTGTGCTTTGGCCTCAAACAAAAGCGCTATACCGCCAAAAAACTCGGGTTGCCGTTCGAAATTGACGCCGAATGGCTGAAATTTCAGCCGATGCAGTGCGCTGTCACAGGTCAACGGTTCGTTGTTGGTGGTCCACAGACCCCTAGTTTCGACCAAAAGGTCGCTGGCAAGGGCTATACCCGTGAAAACACTCAGCTTATTTGTTTGTGGGTGAACTACGCCAAAAGTAAGTGGCCAGAAGACCAGATTCGTGCTCTTATAAGGGAGGCAGGGAAGGTCGTGTGATGTTCGAGCCTGATTGGGACGATCCGGATGGACCGTTTGGTCCCGAGATTCGCAGGTGGATCGCACCTGAAATCGAACCACACGATGAAGAAGCCGATCGCGACGGTGGTGATTTCGATCAGGACGAGTACTGGCCTCAGGAATACAAGCGTGCTGCTTGACCACCGACCGTTGATGAGTTAAACGTTGGTAAGCCATGGAGTTTATCCCCGATGCTACCTGTTTCTGAGTCCAACCAGCGTTCTGCCCCGAACGCTCAGTGTGTTCTCGTCGTCCCGAGTGATACTGTGGATCTGACGATCCCCGCCAACTCACTTCTGATCACGGTCGCCGGTAACGTGGCCATCTTTCCGGTCGAGAATGCAGCTGCTACTGCACCGTTCCCGGTTGTCGTAGGTCAGGTGATCCCTGTCCGTTGCAAACGAGTGCTGGCAACTGGCACCACCGCGACAGTCTACGCACTGTACTCTTAAGCCACCATGGAACATGGCCAAGCTACCTGATCTCCCGGGTTCTGCTGCCCTTTTAGAGACAAAACCGTTCGATCGGGCTGAGTTCGAATCGGAAATGCCCTATATCGGGTTTCGCCCGGGCTCGCTTTCAGGTCAGCAGGAGAAGTTCGTACATCTGGTTGTGTCCGGTATGTCTAACGGAGCGGCCGCGCTTGCCGTCGGATCAGCCGCGAAAATGGGTAATGAGTGGGTAAAAACCCCCGCTGTTGAGGCTGCGATCGAGCATTTTCGCGGGAAAAACCGCGATAAGCTGAACTTCACCATCGAAACTGCACACACCATGCTGATGGAAGCGTGGGGCAACTGCAAGGATGCCACCGAACAGGTGTCCGTTGTCAGAGAGCTCGTGAAGCTGCACGGCGTTGCCGTACCAGCCAAAACCCAGCAGATCGACATCAACATCAACAACCAGAAGCAGGTCGAGCGTGCACCTGACCACAAACTTCTGGAACTGGCCGGTGTCAGTGCCAACTATCTGGTGCCAGTGCCAAAGGTCAGGGCCCAAGCGCCAGTGATCGAGGCTGAGTTCACAGAGACACCGCCAGCAAAGGCGGCCGAATGAGTAGCACGCGGGTCTGCCCCGGCTGCGAACAGGATCGTCCCATAACTTTGTTTGGGCGCGACGAAGACCCATGCGCGTACTGCATGGCCGAGCACGTAGAGGAGGATAAAGACCAAGATGTCACTCCACTCGATACAGATCCATCAACGACGAACGTCCGGACTGCGCCCCTACCTAAGAATACCGCGATGGCGCAGAAAGAACTCGCCCAGCGAGCGCTAGCTCGTAAGCACCTCCTCCCGTTCGTAGAGCGGTTCAACCCGAAGTACTCAGCGGGGTGGGTGCACAAGGACATTTGTCAGAGGCTCGAAAAGTTCTCTGATGACGTGGCTAACCAGAAGTCCCCGAGGCTGATGCTCTTCATGCCCCCTCGCGCTGGCAAGACTACGCTAGCGTCGATCGGGTATCCGGCGCATCACCTCGGGAAATACCCCGACCATGAGATCATCGCCTGCTCCTACTCAGGCAGCTTGGCGATGAACTTCTCACGTAAAGTCAGGAACATGTTCCGCGATCCGTCGTTCGGCGTCGTGTTCCCGGCCGCTGAGCTTGACCCCGAATCACAGTCGGCTGAGAGCTGGCTTACCACAGAGGGGGGCGGCTACGTGGCAGCAGGCGTCGGCGGTGGTATCACCGGTAAGGGCGCGCACGTGCTCATTATTGATGACCCCGTCAAAAACCGCGAAGAAGCCGAGAGTGCTCTCGTTCAGGAGCAGGTGTACGATTGGTACACGTCGACTGCGTACACACGCCTCGCACCGGGTGGGGGCGTGCTCCTGATCATGACGCGCTGGTCGGATAACGACCTCGCGGGTAAACTCTTGGCTGAGATGAAGAAGGACGGCGAGCAGTGGGAAATCGTCAAATACCCTGCGATCGCCGAGGAGGACGAGCTCTACCGCGATAAGGGTGACGCTCTCCACCCGGAGCGCTACGATCTCGCGGCGCTCAAGCGCATCGAGCGCGCCGTTGGCCCGCGCGACTGGAGTGCTCTCTACCAGCAGAACCCGGTTCCCGACACTGGCGCGTACTTCACGACCGCGATGCTGAATTATTACACACCGGCTGAGCTCGACCACAAGTCGCTGAGATTCTACCAAGCGTGGGATCTGGCCATCGGAAAAGACGATCGGAACGACTTTACGGCCGGTATTACGGTCGGAATCGACCGGCTAGACAACATTTATGTCGTCGACATGGTCCGCGATAAGCTCGACGGCGGGCAGATTGTGGAAAAAATACTTGACAGTTACCAGTTGTGGCGGCCCGCAATGGTTGGTATAGAGAAAGGGCACATTGAATCTGCCATCGGACCGTTCCTGAAGAAACGTGTCGCCGAACGTAAACTATATGAGGCCTTTTTCTTTGATTTGAAGACCGGTCGCCGTGATAAAGAAGCGAGAGCACGGGCCATCCAAGGAAGAATGCAGCAGGGTAAAGTTTTCCTACCGCGCGGTGGGTCGTTTACATCTGCTCTTGTTGGCGAATTGCTTAGGTTCCCAAGCGGGGAGCACGACGACCAAGTAGATGCTCTGGCATGGATCGGATTGATGATGGCGGAATTCAACTCCGTGAAGAACCCCGGTGAAAAGCCCAAAACGGGCTGGCGCGATCGCCTGACCTCCAGCCACGGACGTGGTTCTCGAACCGCGATGAGCGCATAAGATGGTCACCAAGGCTTCAGCCACAGCAGCAGCCGACGAACTCAGGCTCGTTTCCACCCAGTGGGAGCGATACGTCCGTGCCCGTGACTACGGACACATGAAGTATGTCGAGTTAGCCAAAAAGTGCGATGAGTTCTACATTGGTAACCAATGGGATCCACGCGATGTGAAGGGCTTGGGCTCTCGCCCATGGCTCACAATTAACGAGATTCTACCCACTGTCAACGCTGTTATGGCCGAACAAAGCTCGCGTCGAATGGACGTGATGTTCAAGCCTACACGTGGCGGCTCACAGGAAGTAGCCAATGTCCTCAACAAAGTCTTCGAGCATATTTCACATGTCAACAAGCTCGAGTGGGTCGAGCAGACCGTGTTTGCGGACGGCCTCATCATGGATGGTCGTGGTTACTTCGATGTACGCATGGACTACAAACACAATACGCAGGGCGACGTAAAGATCAAAGCGCTCGATCCGCTGGACGTGCTGCTGGATCCGGACGCCAAAGACGCAGACCCGCGTTCGTGGAATGAGGTGATCACCACGCGTTGGGCCACCTTCGACGACATCGAGATCGCATACGGCAAAAAGAAGGCCGAGTCCCTGCGGTCTGTGGCCGAGAACGGTACGACATGGGGCGAGGACTCGATCGAGTGGCGCGAGGAGCGCTTCGGGTCGTCCGAGAACAACACTGCCCCCGCCATGAACACGTGGGGCAAAGACGACTTCCGCAACATACGCAGGCTGCGGCTTCTAGAGCGCCAGTACTACAAGATGGCCTCTGTCAATTACTTCGTGGACGACCGGACGGGTGACCAGAAGAAAGTCCCTGAAGGTTGGGATGACAAGAAGGCCATCAAATTTGCCAAACTGTTCGGCCTGAGTGTCGTCACTCAGATGCAAAAGCGCGTGCGCTGGACAGTTACGTGCGACAAGGTGCTGCTGCACGACGACTGGTCGCCTTACAACCACTTCACGGTGGTCCCGTTCTTCTGTTATTTCCGTCGTGGCCGACCTTTTGGGATGGTCCGTAACCTGATTTCTAGCCAAGAGCAGCTCAACAAAGTGAGTTCGCAAGAGCTCCACATCGTCAATACCACTGCAAATAGTGGCTGGATTGTGGAAAACGGCTCGCTCAGCACGCTCAAACCAGAAGAGCTGGAGCAGGTTGGTGCTCAAACAGGTCTCGTGGTTGAGTACAACCGTGGCTTCACCCCGCCGGTCAAGATCCTCCCCAATCAGGTTCCAACTGGCCTCGATCGCATTGGTCAGAAGGCACAAGCGAACATCAAGACTATCTCGGGCGTCAACGACGCCATGCTGCAGGGCGACGCGAAGGACGCAGATCTCGCGAACCCGATGAAGATGGTCCAGCAGAATCGCGGAACCATTATGGCTCAGGTGCCCCTTGATAACCTAGCCAAGTGCCGCCACTATCTTGCAGAGATCGTACTGGACTGCATCCAGAACTTCTACACGGAAGAGCGTGTGCTGCAGATCACCAACGATAACGACCCGACTCACCCCCGCGAAGAGATCACCATCAACGGTATGACGCCGGAAGGGTTCATCGTAAACGACGTGACCACCGGCAAATACGATGTGATGGTCACCACTGTTCCCGCACGGGATACCTTCGACGACGTACAGTTTCTGGAAGCTATGGCGCTCAGAACCGTTGGCATTCACGTGCCCGACGACGCCGTGGTGGAGTACTCCCACCTCGCTCGCAAGGGCGAGCTAGCCAAGCGCATCCGTCAGGAAACGGGCGTCGACAAGTCGCCTGAGCAGCAGCAGATGGAAATGATGATGCAGCAGATGCAGATTCAGGCTGCCCAGCTGGGCGTGCTCGAGCTGCAGGGTAAGGTCGAGAAGCTGAAGTCCGAGGCCGCGCTGAACATGGCGAAGGCGCAGGATACCAGCCAGATTGCGCCGCAGATTGCGCTCGCTGAGCTGCAGGCCGAGCTGCAGACACGTATGAAGGAACTCGAGACACGGAAGGAGCTGGCTAGACTTTCGGCCGAAGCCCGTGATAAACAGACTGAGACCGGTGCCGCTGTGAAGGTGGCCACCACAGCGATGTCCACTGCCGCGCGCAGGGAACAAGCGGCCGAGAAGGCCAAAATTGGAGCTACCAAGCCTAATGTCAAAAAATAACACCCCCTTCGTGATGCCGGGCGCTGACCCGATCGAAGAAGGCGAGCCCCTTGATCTGAGTTTCATGGAGCCCACGGCCGAGGAACTGGCCGAGCGCGAAGCTGCTGAAGCCCGCAAAGCTGAACTGAAAGCACAAGCAGACGCTGACGCGGCCGAAGAAGCAGCCAAGAAAGCACCCCCTGTAGAGGATAAAGAAGAAGTACCCCCTACAGAGGCTAAGAAAGACGAGCCTACTGAAGACGAGGCGAAGCTCGCAGCTGAGATCGAGGCCGACAAGAAGGCCAAGAAGCAGCCGATGGTTCCGAAGTCGCGGCTTGACGAAGTGCTTGCCAAGAACCGGGATCTGGACGCCAAACTCCGTGAAGAGCGCGCCGCGCGCGAAGCTCTGCAGCCTAAACCGGAGAAGGATGCGACCGCTTTTGACTTCGACGCGAAGGAAGGCGAGTACATGCAGGCCGTCCTCGACGGCGAAAAGGCCAAGGCGCTTGATATTCGAAAAGAGATCCGCGCTGCTGAGAAGGCCGAATCCACCACGCAGGCTCGCACTGACAACGGCCGTGAGTCTGAGGCGATCGCACTCCAGCGCGCCGCCAACGAAGTGCAGGAAACCTTCCCGCAGTTCAAAGAAGGCAGCGACAAATACAACGCGGAAGCCACCCAGCGCGTCATCAAAATGCGCGATGCACTCATCATGCAGGGCAGCAACGCGGTCGAAGCACTAAATGAAGCGGTCGAATTCGTCGTCAAGAAGTACGACTTTGACGTCGCGCTTGAGCCCGCGAAAGACGAAAAAGTCGTCAATCTGGACGACAAACGCAAAAAAGACGTCGCCAAAAAGGTCGATGTCATGAAGAAACAGCCCCCGGAAGTCATCGGCGAGGGCGAGCGCACGCGTACGCAGGTACAGAATCAGGTAGAAGCGCTGTCTGATGAAGAGTGGGATGCGCTCCCTGAAGCGACCCGCCGCCGTCTACGTGGAGACATGTTGTGACAATTATAACTTTATTTCTGGGCGCGTTGGTAGGCGCTGTGGCCAACCGGTTCTCCGGTTGGACCAACGTCTCGTGGCTACCGGGGCGTAATATCTATTACGCCGCAATGTTCGTGACGATCGTGGCGTACAT